AACCCGTCAGATATATATTCTAATATAATAAGTTGACCAGATAAATTACTGCTAAAAGAAAACTTACCTTCTCTTTCATTTATAGTAAACCAACCGTTTGTTTGAGATGTTTCTGGATTTAATCCATATCTTCTACCATAGGTTACTTTATCCCACGTCCAATTATAAACTCCAGCGTTATATTCTTCAACACTATAAGCTCCAGTTAAATCGTTGTCATCAGCTGTCCTCCATCTTTCATCAGTTTGAGATGTACCCTCTAAATTTTCACCTAAATTGTTTTGTGTAGGCACGCCATTAACATCTTGAACTGGAACAGTATAAGGATTGCTAGTTAATGTAGTTGGGTATATAATATGCTTAACACCTAAATCATCTATTCTAGACATTTCTACATAGTTAACGTAGTCTTGTGGTATTATTATAGATAAACTAGGAGGTATTGTTAGTTCTTGAGATTTAATAGATTTTAATGTGTCATAAGAAAACTCTTGCAAACCGCGCTTAGCATGAAATACAACATCTGATCTTTTAACTCTAGGTATTAATTTATCCATACCTACATAAGCTACCATAAAGTTATTTATAACGTCAGTTAAAGTAATATAGCTATAACTATTATTATTAGCCCATTTAGCGCTATCTAATAATTGTATAACAACTACTTCAGCTCCAGCCATAGCCGGTACAGTTACTATATTGTCACCAGATAATTGATATTGTGTCCCTACAGGAGCACCAGTCACTTGTGTCCACTCTACATTATCTACTAATAATTTAAAATTAGTATAGCTAGTAGCTGTAGTGGCTATTAAGGTAACATCACCAGTCCACGTAAAAGTTGTTTGAGCTGCTGTAGCTGTAAACGATTGTTGACCAGCGTAATATTGTTCGTTAGTTTCTGTTAATAACCCCATTTTTTATTATCTTTTTTCGTTAGCTTGATCTTGCATTAATTCTTGTTGTGCAGCTTGTACTATATTAGGATCTCTTATAATTACCCCAGCGTATTGTAATATTTTTAATATACACTCTGTTTGTTGGCTGTCGCTTATTTCAAAATCAGTAGAAGCTACGCCTGGATCATATATATACTGCCCTAAACCTCCTACAGTATAACCCCAAACAGGATCACTTGGTTTTTTAATATAGTTAAAACTAATATCTGAAGTGGCAGGACCAGTTACAGCAGGAAATACTGTAAGTTTATCTTCTTTATATGTTGCTACGGGAAAGTTAGTGGTTGGTTGCAAAAGAGGAGATAATATCTGTTGTTGATAATCTCTTTTACTTAATATACCTATTTCAGGAGAGTTTGTTCCTTTAGTATAAAAAGCAGAACCAAACCTATGTAGATCTGTAGGTTGCGTGTAAACATTTATAGCTACAGCAGAAGCGTCGGCGGTTTTTTCAAATACTTGAAACTCTTCACGTATATGATCCATTCTAGACGCAAATTCTACATCTGTTTTTGGCATACGTATATACTGGTTATAATCTTCAAAAAAGTTTTCAAAGAGTTCTAATTGCACTTGAGTAGCTAACTTATTAAATTCAACTGGAGTTAAATATCCTCTTTGTTCTTTATTTAGAATACTTAATACAGTTGTATATACAGTATTTACGTTTATTGCCATTTTAATATTTTTAAAAAAAAAGGGTGGCGAAATACCACCCTAATTTATAATCACTTGTTATTTGAGTTTTTTCTCAATTGATTTGTAAACTTCTAAACCTTCATCTGTTTTAAACCACGCAGCCATTGCTGAGTACGGGTTTTCATCAAATGGTACAGTCATTAGTTTACGACCATTACTAGCCCATTTAAAAGTTCTTTGATCTGAAGCTAAAACCACTATACCAGCTTCCGTTGCATTAATAGCAAAGTTTCTTAGTATAATATTTTCATCTTGAGACAGATTTAAAAACAAAGCTGGATTTTGTCTAGCAAAAAGTAGTAGATCTCTTTTTAATTCTTTAGTACTTAAACTAGAAACTTCTGAACCTACTTCAACTCTAAGTACAGCTTCCATTTGTTCAATATCCATTCCTCTAGCCATTGCTACAGCGTCAGCTTCTAGTTCTAAATATTCTAATTGATCTACAGCTTCTACCTGCTTATCGAGTTCAGAGAATATAACACCGTTATGTGGATGTATAGCTAAAAACTCTTGTAAGTTTCTTTTTTCTTTAGGTACATGTAAAACACCGTTTTCAAAAACTATATGCTTTAACGTTACCTGTCCTTGCTGCTTATCTACAAAAATACTTTTTTGATTTGTAGCATACCTTAATTCTCTTTCATACCCTAAGTCTGGATCAAACCAAGTTAATGGATATTTTCTAGTATGTCTACTAGGTATAGTATAGCTTAAAGGTTCTTTATCATTATTTAAATAATAATGTCTATCTTTATATTCCCAAGTATCTTTTACTTTAGGAGTTTTTTCTTTTATTTCTTCCATGATATAATATAATATAATAATTAAAAAAGACCCCGCCGAAGCGGGATCTTATTATTGTTAATCCAATTGATTACAATGCAGCTGCACCAGCAGCAGCAGAAGTAACAACCGTATCATTTTCAAGTAATAACGGTAAACTTCTTGGATTTTGTATTGCCTCAGCCATAGCTTTATAAAAAGCTGTTGTAATAGCAGCGGCAGTTGTTGTGTTCGCATCTGGAATAGTAACGTTAACAAGAAATTGTTTGTCATTCGCTCCAGTTCCAAGTCTATAATAAATGTTAAGGATGTGAGAAGACCCTGGTGAACCACCAAAAGTTATCGCGTTTACACCATCAACAGGTATTAAGATAAATTCTGCAGCAGCGCTTGCTGTTGCATTAGCTGTGATTGCTTTAATATATGCACCCATAATTTCTAAATTTAAAATGTTAATAAATTAAACTGCTTTGAATAACACAAAGTTATTAGCCGCTTGAGTTACTAAACATCTCTCAGTTAAGAAATGTACGTCCATAGCATCAACAGCTGAAGTATAAGCTCCACCTACTGAACCAGTAATCCAGTTTTTGTATCTTCTATCTTCAGTTTCAGAAGCTCTATATCTTACATGTAAGAAAGGACGTCTGATGTTAGATCCTAACATTTGATCGTATACTGTAGAAGTACCAGCTGGTATTAATACACCGTCAATTGATTTAGATAAACCTCTTGTAGAAGCATCATTAAGATATTTCCAGTCAGTTTTGTAGAAGTCATAAGAACCTCTTCTAAAACCAGAGAAACCAAAGTTAAGTGCCATATCTTCTTCATTGTCAAACAGACCATAAGAAGCTGCAGCAGTAGAAGCATAACCTCCACCAGCCATAGCTGCGATCATATCATCAAAATCTAAAGCAGTTTGTCTTTGTAAGAAAAGCATGTTTTCTTCAATAGCACCTTGCTTATCTAAGTTTTTAAGGATTTCATCGAAATCACCCATTGCACCAGAACCTGGAGCAGCAGCACCTGCAAAACCTTGATATACATTACCTCTTGCTTCAATAGCAGCGAATAAACCTTCTGTACCTTTTAAGCTTACAGTTGCATCACCAGGCATAGCGACAACATGTCCAACTTTTTCACCTTCAACCATAGCCATTTCCATATAATCTTCAAATCTCAGTCTAGTTTCAGACTCAGCTTTTAAATACCATAAGTATCCAGATGTTCCGTCTTCAGTGGCTATTTCTACCCAACCAATTTGAGCAGCGTCAGAACCATTAACTTGGTATCTGTCTCTGATAATAATTGGTGAATTGTTGTATTCAGTAAAACTTGGCTCAATAGAACTCATAGTACTATCTGTAGAACCTTTACCAAACTCTGAACCATATACAAACAAGTTCAAAGAATTTGCAGCTGTTAATTGTAATCCAGCTTTAACACCAGCTTGATCGTAAGGAGCAACAGTAATTTCTGCTTTAGTACCACCACCAAGATCAGAAGGTTGATCAACTTTAGTTACTATACACTTTTGCGTTACTAAACCTGTAGCATTATCAGCAATCATAATAGTATTATTAACTTTTATTGCTGCAGTATTATTACCTCTACCGTTTGTCGCTGGATTAGCGTTAGCTAATTCTATTTCAAAAATTACACCAGCTTTATATTCTACTTCGTTATAAGAAACGTGTAATCTATTTTGTTCAGACCAAAGTACTTGGTCAGATGTCATTGGCATTTCAGCGCCAACCATTCTCAAGAAACCAGACAAAGTCCTATTTCCGTATCTTTCTACTTCTTGCTCATAAAGCTCAGGCAAATATTGTTGCGCCCAATCGCTTGTTCCATCAGCAAAGTTTAAGTAATTATTACTTAAAGCTTGCTTTTTTTGAGCAGGAATTAAACTTGCAGGAAAACTCCCGCTTGTTGCAAAACCCATAATTTTTAGTTTTTAATTAAGTTATTTTTCTTTTTTTAATTTTTAACTTAGAACTATCTACTCCATTTATTGCTTTAACTTTTAACCCATTTATAAATATATCTCCTGAAGGCGATGTACGCGCTTCATTACTTATATTTTTAGATTTAGCAGTTATATCTTTAATTGCATCGGCTTTACCTTGCTCATAAAAATGATTTGCTATGCTATCAGCATTATCCGCAGTATAAAGTGCTTTATGATAACCTTTTAAATCTTTCACACTTCCATCTTTGTTTAAGAACTTCTTAGTAAAGTTTGAAAGTTTAGATTGATTTTCAGCAACATCATTAGCGTTATTAACACTATACCTAAAGCGTTTATCACCAACATTAAAATCGAAACCTTCAAAATCGTTGTTGAAATACTTATTAGTATTTTGTTTAAAGTCCTCATGATGTTTTTTTATCACACCCTGTTCTTTGTTATATCTATTGAAAAAATCCATAGCTTTTTGTTGTTCTTGAGTAACGCCCGGTCTTAACTTAATCTCGTCGTAATACTTCTTTTTCGTTTCCTCCAAAAAGTGCTTGGCTTTAGCAATTTCTTCTTTTTTCGCGAGTTTCTTTTTTCTTATATCGCGATCTTCATCCAAATCTTCATCATAAATAAATTTATCTTCCATGAGGAATTTAACTTCTTCAGGATCAAGATGTGGTCTAGTCTTTTTATAATATTCATTTAGCAAAGCTTCTTCACTGATATTAGAGTAGTCAGCGTTTAACCTTACATAATCTTCTACTGTGCCTCCAGTATCTTTCATAAAATCCACTAATTTTTCTACGTTTTCTGGTAGTTCTAGTTTAGGATTTTCTTTTATTTCCTCTTTTATTTCTTCAATTACTTTTTCTTCTTCTTTAATGTCTTCAGTAATTTCAGTAATAGTAGCTACCGGTTCTACTTTTTTCTCTTCGGAAGCTTTCGGTTCTTCGGTGTGTGTTTCTCCCACTTCACCGCCATCTTTGGAAAGTTCTTGTACATCCACCTTCGCTGTGCTTGACTCTGGAATGGCATCTTTTTTAATTTCTATTTTAGGTGTTTCTTCTTTTTTAGATAAATCCACCTTTATTGTTTCTTCTGGTTTTTTGTTTGCTAATTTTTTAGGTTTCTTTTTAATTTTAAAATCACCCTGTTCTAACTCCCCAGTAGGAGTTTCTTTTATTTCTTCTGACATAATATAATATAATAGTTAATAAATGTTATTGCGGCATCATTTGCCCTTGCATATCACCACCTAAATTATCTGGTTGATTTGACTCAAAATCGGTAGGTAGTAATCCGTTTTTTCGTTGATCGATCATTTTACTTTGTTGAGTGCCTTGTATTCTTACTCTTTCATCTTTTCGATTTTCGATATCTTCTTCTTTTTGTTTAGTAGCCTGCATATCCATTTGCTTCAACTGCATGTCATAACCAAATTGCTCTGCCATTAGTTCTTTTCTAAGTTCGTTTTCAGTTTGTATTTTTTGTATTTCAAACTGTGACTTAGCTTGTTCAAATTGAATATTTGTTTCATTTAAAGCTTGATTCTTTTGCACTTCCGCCATAGCTGCTGCTTCAGTTGCTTGAGCGTTCGCTTGAGCTTGAGCTTGAATCATTTGTTGTTTTTGTTGATGCTCTAGCTTTTGTTTTTCTTGTCTACGTTTTTTAAGTAATTCGTTTGCTAACTTTAGGTTGTTAATATTTCTAATATCTATAGCATCTTCTAAATCAATACCACCATGTTGTAAAGCTACTTGTATGTTTTGCTCAAGCATTTGCTTTTCTTCTTCATCAGGTTCTAAGTCTATAAATATTCCAAAGTCATGAATATTTAATTTAGACAACTCATCTAATGTATTCATATTGTAATTAGAAATACTATTTTGTAAAGACATTCTAGTAAGCGGAAACATTAACGCGTCTGCAGCTCTAAGAGAAATATTCTCACATGTTTTAAGTGTAAGAAATAAACTTCCTTGTAAGATGTGTCTTGTAGCTGTATTAGAATTAGCAGCTGCTAGCTTTTGTAAACCTACTAGTGAATCTTTATCTGGAGTACTTGCGTCTCTAGCTTCATTAAGCCCGGTTACATCTCTTATCATTTGTAAGTAATACTGATAAGTTTGTATTAAGCTTTGCATTTTAGCACCACCAGAAGATGACTGTAATTCTTGTATTGGAACTTTACCTAAATTCTGATCTCCATCCTGAGTCATAGATCTACCTACAATACTACCAGTTTGAAAATACATATTTAAAGCTTCAGCAGGGTTGTAATTAGTACCATTACCTAAATCAACCTCAGCTAAACCATCCATATCTAAATACACACCGTCAGGTACTATTCTTGATAACACTTGTTGTAGTTTAAGATGCGTTAGTTGAATCATATCAGCAAAGCCTGTAATACGAGAAACAAGCGACTCTATGCGTCCTCTGTACATTCTAGGAGCTACTATATTGTAACTCATGTTTACTTTAACACTGTCAGCATAAGGTCTTGTCATATTTTCAGACATTTCCCATCTTAGCATTTCTTCAAAACCTAGTATTTTAGCGCCGCAATATAGTGTTTCTATTGATCTGTAAGCTTTTTTAAAGTTATCGTTATCTTCAGCTTGTAAAAACGAATCTTGTTTTTCAATTACTTTTTCTAACCCAACGTTAGTTTTCTTTATTTTAAATACTTGGTTAGTGTATGACTTCCATTCAAAATATAATACTTGAATAGTTTGATTATCATATCTACCATTCCACTCTCTAGTATAACTATTGTTACCTTCGTATTTTTGTATTTTTTCTAATTGATCATTAGTTATATTAGGAAACTGTTTTTTAAGCTCAGGTAAAGAAATATTTTTAACTTCACCTACATAGTATATATCTTCAAAGTTTGGATCTTCTGTATATGACCAAACCATTCTAGCTGGATCAACATAGTCTAGTACAATACCTTCAGACCTATTAAACGTAGTTTTAACAGCTCCAATACCTAACACTGTTAAATCATAGTTTAATCTTTTTCTAACTAGATGATATTTGTTTTTGTCTAGTACTTGATTTATTAATTCTTCTTCTGCAATTTCAATAGCTTGTTTGTAATTTAACTGCATGTGAGCAGGAAGCTCGTCTAAGCTTTTTGGAGAGTCTTTCTCTTTTTTACTTTTAGATAAATCAATTTTAAAATTCTTTTTTACAGCTTCATCATACTGTTTTAAAAATATATCATCAATTATATTTTGAGCATATTGAGTTCTTTTTCTCATTGACTCAGGATCTTGAGCAAATGTTTTTACCTCATAACTTCTTTGTGAAATACCATTTACAACAATGTCTACAAACTTAGGTATAATAGGAACAGGTTGCCAATCAAGATTTAAATATGATAAATCTCCATTGATAGATAACTCATCTTTATATTTTTGTATAGATTGTTCTCCTCTAGCATATAATCTGCGATTATGAAAGGTATTGTAATTAGTCATAAACCTATAACCACCACCTCTGTAATTGTTAAACCACTCTCCTTCAATAGCTCTACCAACGGCTAAACCATAATCCCATGAAGCTTTCTCAGCATCAGATACAACCTGATCTGGAAAAGTGCTATTCATATTAGTGTAAATTTGCATTTATTTTATAATTTTTGATGTTGATCCGTTATTGTCATATTTTTTAAACCCTAAGTTAAAAGAAGTTTTAACAACACGAGGTATAGGTCTATACTTATTTTTGTTGCAGGCCATTATAGCTAAACCAGAGCTAATAGAAGCATCATGCTTTGTTCTATTGTTTATATTAAATTTAGCCCAATCTTCTAATGTATTTTGAAAATACATATCTCCATGGTTTTCTCCGTCAAAGCCTATGTGATCTTCTATGTAAGTTTCAATAGCAGCTGCATGTGCTTGCTTAATATCTTCACTAGAGTTAGGTATTCCACCAATCTCTTTTTCAGTTACAGACAGTTTATTCCAAATTTTATCAGGACGATTTATTGAAAAACCTCTATAACCTCTACGTTTAAAATAATATAACAATCTTGGTTTGTTATTTTCTGCAAGTATTGGCATTCCATAAAACACGCAAGCCATTAACACGTCTTCAAAAAATGTTTCGGCAGTTTGTGGTCTAGATATATATTCTAAAAAAAAGTGGTTTGGCGGAACATCATCCATAGAAAATTTAGTTAATCCATGAAGTGATCCATTAGAACCTTTCCCATCCACAGTACCACTAATATCGTAACTGTCACAACCAAAAGCTCCAAGATGTTCGTTTCCAGGGTATTTCTTACCATTTTTTATAATTACATTATTTTGTAAGTTTTTAGGTGGAACCCATGATATTAAAAATCTACCATCGTTATTAGGATAGAATACAACATTACTATCTTTTATTCCTCTATCCCATTGAAAACTTCCTTTAGTTACTGAAGCTACATTATGTATTTCTTCATTGTAATCTATCTGCTCGTATATTTTAACTAAGTTAAATAAAGACTGTTTTGTTTCATCTCTGAAAGCATGTTTCTCTGTACGCGGAAATTGTCTGTAAAATTCGTTTAATCCGTCTTGGTCTTGTTTAAGTCCGTCTGCTTCGTTTTCCCAGTGTTCGATAACTCCGATGTCAATTGTTTCTCCATCGACTCCAACGACTGGATCTTGTGGCGTATCGAAGACAGGTAATCCATAAGAATCAATGTATCCTTCGTAGGACCATTCCATAGGGATGAATAAACTATAGAGTCCCGAACTTGTTTGGCCGTTTTTATTTCTTTTCTCAACGCTTGAATCATAGAATAATTTTTTAAAGTTGTTTCCACCTTTGTCTAGGGCGTTTGAAGTTGAACCCATCATACATTTGCCTACTATCCTGCTTCCTAACCTCAATGTAGTTTTTGTAACTCGCCAATTGTTTAATATGTTGTCTGGTCGTTCCCATTTTCCACTTTCGTCGTGTGCTAATATTTTTAATTTCTCACCATCGTAAGAGTTGTCCCCCGTATTTTTCCAGTCTATCGTTGTATCAAGACCTTCTAATTCTTTTAGTTGTTCGTTTGATTCTAGTTTACGTCTAGTAAGTTTTGAAGCGGGTACTCTATATGCCAGTTCGGTCTTAGGACGATCCATACCATCCTGGATCGGTTTGAAAAAAAACGGATAGTTAATGGATATTGGGACAACCTTATCTGTAAACATTTTTTTAGCATCTGCTCCAGTTTTAGAAAGGATACCGAATCTAGAGTTACTAGATATTGTTGCTTGGTTAACCAACTCGGCTGACGACATGAATGAAAAACCAGATCGTCTGTTTTTAAGGTAACACATTCCGTAGCATCTATTATCTGCTTTGCAAGCTTCCCAGAACATAAAGAATAATCTATTTGCTTCTCTAAAGTCAGCGGCTCCAACGTCAATTTTTGACCACTGCAAGTACATATAGTGAGAACCTGTAATATAAGTAGGAACACCATTGTTATAAAACCAGTAGCCTTCATCTCTTTTTCTGAACTCTTCATCTATATAATCAAACCATTTTTCTTTAAAATCTACAGGATATTCATCCCAGTCAAATACACTTTTAATCCTACTTAACTCTTTTGGATATTCTTGTTTTTCCCAGTATTGTTCCTTTTTATCTTTGCTTCGTTTAAAAGGTTCATGCTCTTCTGGTATTGCAATTTTAAGACCTTGAATCTCGTATATCTGTCCAATAGTTCCGTCTTTACTTATAACTACAAAATCATATTCTTTATTATACCC